CAGCTCTTTGAGACTGCACAGCTCGTTAGTATTTTTATAAAACACATCGTGATTCCCAGGAATAATATCCATAGTAATATCATTATCCCGAAGAGGTTCCAGGAAAACTTTACGATTCTGATTAAGTGCTTTAAAATTGACAAACTTTCGATGCTCATAATAATCACCTAGGTGTAGTATGTTTTTAATGTTATGTTCTTTCAAATAAGGAAAGAATATTTCTGAATAGAAACGTTCTTGGTACTTTAAGAAGATATCAGAGGAGTTACGTACACCACAATGAGTGTCATTCAATATAGCTACTTTCATAATTATACCATAAACAGTTCTAGTTTTTTAGCTTTAGCTGCAGCTTTTTCTTCCTTTGCAAATTGTTTAATTGCTTCGTCTTTAGTCTTAATAACATCAATACGGCTTTTTAATTGATCAACATAAGCTCTTGTATCTGATGCTGCTTGTGCATCCATTCCCATGTCCATGAAATCTTCTACACCCATGCGTTCAATAAATCGATGCTTTATATCCTGTTGCTTTTTCTCCTTTGTAATACGTCTAATGAAGGCAAAGAAACAAATCTGAGTGAAGTATGAGAAGGCATTAGGATTACCAGTACGAGTTGCTGTATCGATATTATAATTACGAATCGCTCTTAAACAATTCTCTACAGCATCCATTACCATTTCATCTCTATAAGTGTACCGAACAAAGTTCGGTCTGTGAGACAGGCCTTCGGATATTTTCATAAAGCATGTAGCAATATAGTCTGTTACCTTAGGTGTTGTTTCACCTCTAGCTTCAGCATCATTTACTGATTTAACATAATCAACAACAGCATAAGAAAACTCTCTGTTATTGACATAATGCGGCTTTTCTCTTGGTTTTAGTTTTTTAGTCATGTGTTGTTCTCCATAATATGTATATTATAACACAGTTTTCGTAGAATGTACACTGTTAAATAATTTAAAAAAAGGTGTACATTTGTGAGAAAGTATGTTATAATAATATAGTTCCCGGGGAGGGTAGAGGTATACTATATTATTTAATGTATTGTTTCAGGTTTGTTAGGTACTAAAGTCGGTGTCTCCTCTTCAAGATCATCATCTAATAAACTAGCATTGATATCCTCTAGCTTTAAAGCAAACCTTAAATAGGATTCTTTTATTTGATCAGCTACAGCAGCATGTGCAACTACCATCGATTTATCGATGGTGAATGTATTACTTAATGAAAGATCAAACCAAGGTACTAAGTTAAACATATCTGCTTTTACAGTGTTTATCTTAATTTTAAATGGTCTATCAACAAGATAATTACCTTCATTATCAGACTCTACTAAAGCGATAATTTCGTCGCCATTCATTAGTTTAAATTGGCGTATCGGTAAATCTCTAATGGTCTCATTCATATTTTTATTTCGTATACCTTGTATTTGAATTTCTCTTTATTATATATCTTTATTCTTTCCGCGGCATGATTTAGTGTATAATTCTTTTTACTCTTCCAATGTAAATCATCTGCAATATCATATACCTTTGTCGCTTTACCATCTGCAGACTTACGTAATCCACGACCAATCGATTGGAGTACTCTTATCTGTGATTTTGAAGGCGAAGCAAAGATTATATTGTTTAACCTTTTTATATTTATACCCGTAGAGAATGTACCAACAGATGCCACGATAATCGCATCAGATTCTCCTTCAGTGATAGCCCTTATCTGCTCGCGATCGTCCACCCCCGTTTCTCCAGATACATAAAACAACTTACGATTGGTTCGTTCCATTGCTTCTAGTTTACTCTTTAGCATATCATGTAATGGCTTACCATGTTTATCTACATACTGAAAAAGTATAAGTGTATTACCATCTTGATCTAAAGCAAGGTTAGATATAAACTGATTACGAGGATCATGCCTTACAATAAAGTCCATCTCTTCCTGATACTTTACTTTCGATATCTGTTTACAATATTCATCAGCATACTTTAATAACAATACTGATACACTTAAATCAGCCAAATCCTTCGAATCAATTAACTGTTTAGTAGTTGTTACTTTATGTACTGGCCCAAATAAACCTTCGAGAACTAACTGATGTGTTTGTGTTCCATCTAATGTACCAGTTGTGCCGATTCTATATTTAGCATTACCGCACTTCTCAAGTATTGCAGTTAATGATTTAGCTTTAAAGTTATGTGCTTCATCACCAACAACCATACCAAAGTCCTGAAACCAAGCAGGACGTTCTTTATATATCGATTGCCATGTACTAATCACTACACGTTTTCTTATGTCATACTTTTCTTTACCGCCGTAAATCCTATGGCAATCTTCTTCAACATTCCATTCATCATATTGACTATAATCACCAAAATCAGAATACATCTGCTCAACCAATGATGTAGTCGGTACAATCAATAATACATTACCTTCGTCATACGTACTTAAATAATAACGTATCGCCATGTATATAATTAAAGATTTACCAGAAGCAGTTGGTGAAAGCAATAAAGATTGTCTATTACTCAGTGCATGATGTACCGCTTCTTTCTGATAATCTCTAGCTTCAATCTTATTTCCACCCGCTGTCAAATGTAATTCATCTAGCAATGCAGGTACATCAATATTCTCTGTAATATCTGGCCGACCATAGTTATCATTATTCTCAATTTCTATTTCATAATCCCGAGCCGCGGCAAACTCGCGAAGATACTTAAACAAACCAGTATATAAAAGCTTTTTACGAAGATCATACAAACGTATCTTTCCGTCCCACATGCGATTCTTATACGCAGGCATAAACTTATATCCTGGGACATAAAAACAAAAATGATCTGATAGTTCTTGCTCTATACCAGCATCAGTTTGTATATTAAGGAATACGTGATTTGCTTTAGATATTATAATTTTATCCAAGTTATCTCCAATAAGGGCCTTCGCCCCATGCGACTATTGAATATCTAGTACCGCTAGTCACAGGAGTTACAATATGAGACATATACGACGGGAAAACTACAATTGATCCACGTTTAAGACAATTTTTATCTCCAGGTTTATGAAAAGTGTTATGGCCTTTTATTTTTAATACGCCTCCAGTATAATCCTGGTCTCGGTCATTCAACAGTATAACTGCAGTTAATTTCCTTTGATATCCACTCTCACCATATATTATATCAGTATGCCAATCAAATTTACCTCCACCTTCATATTTACATAAATCCATTTGTGATACACGGCTTATATTGATTTTATTAAAATCTGATTTTTTAATTACATTCTTCATAAAGCTTAATAGTCTTTTATTAAGCCACGTATATTTTTTATAGTTTTTACTAGATGTTAAACTAGTAAGTAAACACCTACGTACATCCGAATTATATCCACTAGATCCATCGTTAGTTGTGAGACCATTTTCCCAATCATGTTCTTTATCATCTATAATAGATTTTATTTCTTCATCTGATAAAAAATTATGATGAACCTTAGGAATCATCATGTTATACATAATATCATATTTAGTATTATATACCACTTGTAAACTTTCTCCACTCAATCATATTTTTAATATTCTGATGACGCCATTTAATATTCTCTAATATCTCTTTTAAGGTTTTATCAACCTCTTCGAGATATTCGATTTTAGATTGCGTTTCTTGTATAACAGGATCAGAGTCATAGAACTTATCCATGTCTCCTTTAAGTACGGTAAGACCGTCAAGTGGATCGTATGGCCAACCAAACTCATCCATTTCTTCCTTAGATAGTTTACCATTATAATGCAACCACTTATTTTTGAGCAATACTCTGAACTCAGCTTCACGTCTCTTTAACGTAAGCTTATTAACTGACATAAGTTCTAAGTATTTACCATGAAGTTTGGCTGATTCACGAGATGCTTCATCTAACTGCATTTCATCTATCTCGCAATCTTTTTGCCACATTTCTAGAATGGATTTTAAATCAATCATATAATTACCTTTTCAATCAATGTATTATATATACTTACTTTATTTCATAATATGAGTATTTAAATGTTACCTCTGCAGTAAGATATTCAATATCCCCTTGGTTAACATCAAACTCTAAACCAGATAAACTAGTAGGAAATATACCTTTATAGTGCACTTCCTTTGTTTTATTTAGATGAGAATTAAGTATAACAAGAGTTGCATCGGATTGCATTTCATCATCTTGTCTTTCACCATTAACAATATCATGAATCCAATTAAAGGTTTCAAGATAGTTTTCCATGTTTTCGGTTACATTAAATCTTACAGTTAAATCATCAAATGCAATACGATCACCAACAAAACCGATATTCGATCCTCTATAAGGTACAGGAGCTTCTGTCATAGTAATACCAGGTAAACTCGCAGATGTACAAAAGTACTCAAGATTAGGATACTTACTTGAATCGATTTTTAATTGAAAGCCCGTAGGACTTAGAAAGTTTTTATTAGTTGTCACAGCCATAATTTATCTCCGTTATATCTTTATTTATACGTAAAAAAAAGAGGATCCGAAGATCCCCTTTAATTTTACTTCGAAGAAGTTATTACTGATTATACACCAACAATAATGTTACGACGGAAGTAAGGGTTTGAACCATAAGAACCGATACCAGTTGCAGTACCAGCGAATGGATTCTGCTGTAGACCGTAACGAGTCTTGAAACCAACTTTAGGTTGGAAGTCTTCAGCGTTAACAGCTTTCATCATAGTTAGTGGTACGTATGGGCAGTAGAAGATACCTGCGTCATAAGTGTTAGTACCTCTATAACCAACAGTAGCATAGTCATGAGTTGCATAAGGATCAACATATACTTTCATGCCATTCTTAAGAGTACCAGCGAAAGTGTTACCAGCGTTATCAACAGCTAGAGAAGCAGAGTCTTGACCTACACCATAAGCCATAGAACCACCAGCAGATAAAGCAGCAGCTACTGAACTTGAGCAGATGATGTAGTTACCTTTACCACGACGAGTTTCTTTCGCGATAATGTTAGCTTCTTGCTCTAGACGGAAAGCTAGACCTTGGAAGATCTCTGCCTGCCAACGACCATTACCACCATCAGCACCTGCTAGATTGCTAGCGTTTGGAGTAAGATCAAGGAAACCTGTAGCAGTACCAGTAGTACCTACTTTAGCAGTTTCGTTAATGTTACGAATAACTTCACGGTTGATTTCACCAAGAATTTCAGCAGAAAGGATATTAGCCAATTCAGCTTCAGCGTCTAGACCGTGTACAGCTTTAAGGTCTTGAGCCAATTCCATAGTGTATTCAGCCTGTAGTACACGAGTTTTAGCAGTTACGCTTA